CCACATTGCGAATCGCTGAAACCATTGATTTTATTGAGATATTCCACATTGACCACATTGAACGCACCAAAACTGAAAAATAAAAAAAACTTGATTTGCGTTTTTATAGAATATAGGGTAATGGCAAAAACAAAGTGGATATGTGGCATAAAAAAACCCCAGCATAAAAGCTGAGGTTTAACCAGATAGTTTAAAATATCGTTTATTTAATCCCCACCTCCGAATTATACGCCACAATCGACACATAACACGCCACAAGACATAGCAGAAACATAGCGAATAAAAGTAGCACGTCTTTCTTGGTGAATATGTCGGTTATTCTGAATATGGTATAGCTTATTGGCCAAAGTACAATTACAACCCAATCAGCTAAACTAGCCTTGTTATTTACAGCATCCCATCCGTTGTAGATTATGCCTATTATCCATACGAAAAAAAAAATTGTTACCATGTTGTTTTGTTTTAGTGATTAAAAATATTTGAACTATTTGTTTTTTTTCAGCACCTCTGAAATCTTTTTTTTATTAGCCGGTGAGGCTGAATATTCAAGCCATGTACAAGTACTACCGTATTTAGTCTTTGCGGTACACTTTTCACGCTTCAACTCAATACCTAGTGGTGTTTCTACTAAACGCCTAATTTCTCTGCTAGGATTTGATACGCCAAAGTTTACATAAGCACTTCTAATGCTGATATTAAACCCCGCTTTCAAGTGTTTCAACATAGCTTCTTGACGGCTACCTTTTCTGATTGTTTTCATTGTTTTGTTTTAATAGTTAGTCGAGTTTGTGGAATCGAACCACGATAGCATCTCTTCTGTTAAACTTTATCCATAAAAAAGTTATGTAAGTGCGCACGATGCCGTCCTACCATTAGACGAGAACTCGAATTTTACTTTTGTTTTATCGGTTTACAATCTTTATGCGCCTTAATGAATCTACTCTGCACTAACTTACCGCCTTTAGCTGTCATTTGTAGCCGTTGTTCAGTGTATTTACAGTTAGTGCAGAGAAAAGTGTATTCGCAGTTATTTACAACAGTCGTGTCGATGTGTGGGTATGTTTTGTCACGCATCGTTCGTTTCAATTTTACTATCAATAATATTTTGTACCATTTCAGAGTGAATCGGCTTATCAGTTGCAAATTCAGCTTCACGAAGGTTTTTTAAGAACCTAAACCCCATTGCAATAGCTTGGATGGATTCGGTTTTAATGTCTTCACGACTTGCACCTTTGTGTTTAGCGTCTAATGGTAGCTTTTCCCTCCTAAAAGAAGAATAACAAAGCATATTACAGAAATGCCTTTTCTTTTTTTTATAATGTGATTCTTTTTCTTCGTTCTCCTTTTCACAATAATCACAATTGAATTTTATCCAAACTCCTTTATTAGCAATTCCGATTTTGTCTTTAGTTTGTTGAGATAGCGGGAATCCCTTTTTACCTTTAATCCTCATATACGTATTTTAGTAAATTAATAATATACTAAAATACGTATTTATTTGTTGTCAAGCAAATATTTGTGTTCGTAAATGCTGCCGATAACTTCGCAATTATTCTCAATATAACTAACTGTTTGTTCATCCGATAAGCATTGTAATGGAAACGGATAGTCCATCTTTATGTCATGTTTGAATTTATCAACATGCACATTTATAGCAAATCCGCCTCTTACAAACCAAACTCTATAAATAAAGCCATCGTGGCCTTTAAGCAAATCACCAACATATATGTGTTTTTTATTCACATCTTTTAATCTTGTGTATAAGTTAATCTCATAGTGTTGCTCCCAATTTGACGGCATAGTATTATCCCATAATTTAGGATAGTGAAATTTCTTTTTTGAAATATCCCACGCTCTTACTTCAATTTCCATTTGCGTTTCCATCTTTCTGTAATTTTTCGATTTTAGTTGTTAATTGTAATATCTCTATTTCTAAGCCATCGTACATTTTATGGTTACGCTCGATTCGGTATTGATTCCGTTGCATAACCTTTTGTAGCTTGAGTTGCTTTAGTTCGGGGAGTGTGAGTGTTTCTATCATTGCGCTAAGTGTTTAAAGTGTTTATAAACTCGCATAAATTTAGCCTCTTTCAGCTTTATGCTACTTTCAACGCCTTGACGTGTTGTAACAACTGTTGAACGCTCTCTATTGATTTGTACCGCTATTTCTCTATCCGATAAAAACATATTTCTGTGTAGAAGATAGCCGTATATTTGGCGAATAAATACAATAGGCTCACTTTTGCCTTTAGCGGTCATTTTGTTGTAGTCGACATTGTATTTGATTCTACAAATAGTCCAAAACTTTTCTTGCCAAGTGCTTTCGTCTGTTATACCTAGCATTTCTACTGATTCCTTTAGGTTTTTCAGTTCGTTTTGCAAGTGTTCTATTTTTTGTAATACTAGCTGTTTGCTCATTTCGCTTGTGTTTTTAGTTTTTCAATATAGTTTAGTTTCTTTTCGATTACGATTTCGGAGCGTTGTTTGATTAGGTTGATTGTAGCTTCATCACGCTCGATTTCTTTTAGGTAGTAATGTTCACGTCCTTTATGGATGGCAAACGAAAAGAAGTAACCTTTTTCAGTTTCACTACATAGCATTTGGTGTTGCATCTGTGCAATATACTTAGGTGCTATTTTATCTGTTAATTGTAGCTTAAACAGGTTTTCAGCAGTTGGGCATTTTATTTCAGCAATAGCCTTACCGATAACGTAGCCATCGGGTGACGCTCCGATATGTTCTGAATACTCAATAAACGCAACTTTTTCTAGTGAAATAAACGATTCGTTTAGTATTGATTCAAGACGGTTAAAGGCGAAAGGCTCTAAGTCTATTCCACGTTGCATATCAAAACTTACATAGTCGCTTTCTATCATGCCATGTACCGATTCAATAGCTAGTACCATAGCTAAGTTTTCAATAGCGTCTTTTGTAGTTTGTAGTGTATCTTTGCCTAGTATGTTTAAAATAGGCGAAGCGGTTATTTTGCCCTCTCTAATCTGATACCATTCGGGCGAACGTTGCTCAAAGTTATTATACACCAACATAATCCATGTATTTTAGCTTCATATCCTCAGTAATTGAGTAACCCTTTTCGATTTGCTCAAAAGTGGCATTAGCTAGTTTAGCTTTCTCAAAATTAGCTTCGGTAAATTGTGGCTTCGGCTTTTGTTGTAACGTAGGTTGGATAGGTTTAATTCGCACCCCTCCAACTACTTCGCCTTTCATTTTAACGCTTTCGTCAATGTAAAGTTCAACTAAAACGTTTTTCCAATCTTCAACAAATGGAGAGTTGTTACAAAACGCCTTAACTTGTTTACAGTTAGTCGAATTTAGCACCAACGGCTTAATCTTTTCTACAAAGTAAGCAATGTTGAAACTGCCTTTTTTACCGGCAACAGCAACGTTTATTTCTTGCTTAACTTCTTTGATTGTGAATACCAAAGATTTGTTTTCTTCAATCAAATCTTCTAAATCAGCGATTCCTAAGTGGTCGCTTTTCATAACCTTTCGGTAGTGTGTTTTGTTGTTCATTTTGCTTGTGTTTTAATGTGATGCAATATTTCGCTATTGCTTTTGATTTTCCAAATTTTATGAAAGGAAAGTTTTTTAGAATAGCGGCTCTTCAAATTCTTCGCTAGGTTGTTGACTTGCAACTTTACCCACCGTTTCAATTTTAAACGCCTTTACTTCGGTGTAGTACTTTCCGTTGTACTCACGACTTTCGATGTCAAATGATACGTTTACTTCTGTACCGATACTAGGCACATAGTCAACTGTTTTGCCCCAAGCCGTCACACATACCTTTTTCGGGTACTGTCCACTTGTTTCGATAATAAAATCTTGTTTTTTCCACTCACCGTTTTTGCCTTGTCCGGTTTGCAATGGTAGTAGTGCTGTTAGTTTGCCGTTAATTTGCATGGTTGTTTGATTTATTGTTGATTAATAATGGTTTGCCTCTTTCAATTAGTTGGTCTACTTTGAACCCAAATATACAGTAGCCTTTCTCTATGCCTATAAAATCCTTCAATACATAGGTTATTGTTGCTCTTACTTCACCAGTTCCGTATTCTCTACTATCTGGCTTATATTCTTGCAAATAAACAGTATCTCCAACTTGGAAATTTCTGTCATTGTTACGAAGTTCAAATCTCTTTTTACCGTCCCATACTTCGTGGAAAAAACCATCCCATGTTTTTAACTTATGCGTTTTCATTGCTTATGTTTTTACTGTTTAAAAATCTTCCTTTCGTCATTCTGATTGTCTGCTAAATCAGCATCGTAACCGTCACGCTCTGTTTCTTTTTCTTGCTGTATTTCAGCGTCAAATTCTTCGTTTAGTGTGGATATAACACGTTGCTTGTAATAGCTTGTAACGGGCAATTCTCTAGCATCTGGCAGTACTTCTACTAAGTATCTAGGTGTACAACCGTTAGCATCTATTTGAACGTTACAAAAGAAAACTCGATTGTTTATTTCTACTGTGTGGTTTTCTACTAGCATTACAACTCGTTTAAAGTGTTAAGCGATAAATGAACGTTATCGAACTCGAGATTAACGTAGTGGTTTGTAAGGTTGTTTTCAATACCGCAGTTTTCAGCAGTTTTGATTTCCTTAGACGTTTGCACCAATGTTTCAATCGGTACGCCACGAACTTGGATGTAGAGTTCGATGTTGTTGTTTCCGTTTAAAGCACTAATCATTTTTTTGTACTGTTCAGTAACTTCAATAATGTGCTGTTCTAAATCTGTCGTTTTTTCTGTTATCTTTGCCATAGCTTGTGTTTTAGAACCGTCATTGATTAGTCAGTGGCGGTTTTTTGGTTAATAATAGTGTACTGCCAATGCGATTCCTATGAATATCGCTACTGTTGCTAAAAATAGCACGTTGATTGCTTGTTCTGATTCTCGTCTGCTCATTGTTACTAATTTAATGTAAAGCTAAACATATTTTCGTAATTACAAAATAATTACAAAGATTATTTTATCCCATGCTCTTTTTTAGCCTTAGTTAGCCATAACCGGATTAAACCCGTTTTGTTCTCTTTGCCTAAAACAATCTTTGAAATCTTTTCCAAATCTCGCTTTTCTTGGTCGGTAGCCTTAATCGTCAAGACCCCAGTTTCGTTTTTTTCTTTACTCATTGTTTGTTGTTTATTGTTTAAAAATTATTGATTAGTTATTCTTGTAAAGTCCATAAATCGGTGGACGCTGTGTTGGTATTAGTTCGACAAATTCATTTACCTTTGATTTTACGACAAATTTATCTCCAATCCACCAACCTATACTTCCACCGTTTAATGTAGATTTTAATACTCTACTTGTTTTTGTGTTCACTACCTTTTTACACCGTGTCATTTGATAGTGATGCGATGTCTTAAATCTCCAAATCAAATTATATTTAATTGATATTGTGTGCATTTTGCTTTGGTTTTGTTTCGGTTAGCCGGTAGTTAGGCGTAATGCTAAGACAGCCCTCCGAAAATATGAGCAACCGTATTAACATTCCATCCATTTCCAAGCATTGTGTATCTATGAATATCAGATAATTCACAATCCGTATAATTTATAGGCACTGTTTGTAATTTTTCGCACTCATTAGGCGTTAGTTTCCTTATTCTGCCATTATGTATTAATCTAATAGAATTATGATGTGGTAAAGTAAGTGTTGGACATTTTCTGTCTAATTTCACTTTCTTATTGTAAACATCAATACAGGCAATATTTGGAGAATTAGTAACATCTACTTTCTTTAAAAGTAATTCTGTGTTTTTTTCTTTAAGCCAATATTTATCTTCAAACTCTCTATCTAAAATATCCTCAATAAAAATACCTTTATCTTCTAATTCCAATACAGGTATGTTAGTCCAATATAGTCTTTCTCTATTTTGTGCTGATACCAAGTTTGAGTTTATTTTTAATGGTTCACACCCCAATTCTTTTGAAATAATATCTTGCCATTGCTTTTTCATTTTTACATTTTCAAGTAAAAAATACTTCGGGTTACATTCTTTAAGTAATCTCACATATTCGTAAAATAAACCGCTTTTACCATCAAACCCAGTTCCATTACCTGCATTTGAAAAAGACTGACAAGGGCTTCCACCTATCAGTAAATCAATTTGCGGTAAATCCGTTCCTTTAATTCCCGTAACACTTCCAAGTTGTATAGTGTCAGGATAGTTGTGTTGTGTTACTTTGATAGCGTGTTTGTTAATCTCCGAAGCATAATATTTGCCGTAGGAAATGCCTGCTCTGTTGAGTGCTATTTGTCCGCAACTCATACCATCGAATAACGAAAGCACTACGCCTAACATCGGTTTTGTGCAAGTGGGGGTTTCTGCTATATTCATCATTTGTTTTTCAATTTAAGTTTAGTGGTGGGTTGAAAATTTCGGCTTCGATTTCCCCACCTGACACAAAGCCGAGAGTCGTTAGGCGTAATGTCAGCGGACACACTAAAACATTCGGAGTTGGCTGACAAAATCTTTAAAACGCTTTTCTTGTGCTTCATAATAATCTTTATCTATTTCAAATCCAACATATTGTTTACCCGCCTTATTACACGCAATCCTACTGCTTCCGCTTCCAACGTGGGTATCTAAAATCAAATTGGCATCGCTTCCAAATTGTTCTAAAATCCAATCGTATAAAGCAACAGGTTTTTGAGTTGGGTGTATTCTTTCTTCGGGTTGTTGCTTTCTAAATCCGTTCCACAGCCATTTGAAAATCTTGTTAGTTCCTTTAATGCTACACCAAGCCATTTCACAATCTGAATAATTGCCACTTGCTTCTTTGTTCCAAACTATGTATGAAGGGCAATCATTAAAGTAACTAACATAATAATTCCATCCCCACACAATTTGATTTTTAGATACCCTTTTTAATTGCTCAAAGTATTCAGCAGTAGGAATGTTTTTATCCCATTCTTTCGGCTTATAAAAGTCTTTCTTATTGGTGTTCCATCGCTTATCAGTTCCACCGCTTTCACCATAATTTGATAAAGCCGAAATATTTAAGCCGTAAGGCGGGTCAACAATCGCAAGGTCAAAATGATTATCAGAAAAGCGTTTTAACCCCTCTACACAATCCTCATTATACACCACAGAAGGCACTGCACCTAACACGGTATTGGCAAAATTGCCGTTTTGTTTTTCAATTAAACTTTCGTCCATAATTTCAACTTTTGTTTTTCAATTTAGCTTTAGGTTCGGCAACTTCGCCAATACCCATACGTTAGTTACTATTTTAGTTCCTGTTCGGAGAATTGTTTGAGGGGTGTTCGTGGTGTGGTTTATATTGTTTCTTGTACCATTGTTGAAGCTCCGTAGTGGTCACGAATTCATCGGTGTAAATGCTGCGGGTCTTTTCTAGGAACTTTTCGCCTGACCTAACAAAGCGTGTGAAGGGGTGGTGAACTTGCTCGAAGTGAACTTCTGATAGACTACCTGTTGTAAGGTGTAATACTTTTGAAATAAAGTATTTTATCCCTCCGATTTCAAAGTATGTTTTTTCATAGACCCTCATATTTTGCCCTCCATTGAAATAATTATATTTTCCTGTTCGGTAATCTTTGCTTTTAGTTTTTCAATCTCTAAAGTCTGTTTAATAAATTCCATTCCTATTTTTTTACCTAAGGTATAAATATCTTCGTTAAAAGAAATTAGTTGTGAGAGTTTAGAAAATCCTTTGCCGGAAAATTCTAATTCTGCAATTACATAGTGTTTATTTAATTCCGCCATTACTTTTTTACTGGCATCGAATAAACGAATATATTCCTGTTGAAGTTGTAGCGTGTCCATGTTAGAACGGTGTTTCTGTTACAAGTGGTGAAGTAATCTGATTTTCTCTTTTGCCTGAATACCTATTATTACCGTTCCATTTTTCATAAAAACGGTGTTGATGTTTGTCATAAAAAATACTAGATGCACCCAAAGACCCTGAATGTTCATCTTTGTATTTTTGCACGATCAATACGGTTTCGTTTTCCTGATACGGTATTCCGTTATCGTTTTTAAGTTGCAAGTTAGGACGCCATACTGCTACCATCATCATTCCTTTTCTGTGAAATTCCTGACCGTTCAATAGTTCCTGTGGTCGGGGTGCGGGATAGTAACTGAACTCATTTCCGAATTCGTCTTTTGCTTTTAGTGGTTGAATGTCTTTGCAATGGGTTATGATGGTGTTATGTCGTTTTTTCTTTATTGCACTTTGGCGGCAATTCTTTAGCTGCTTACCTGTGAATATATCCCTTGCTTCGCCGTTCATTCTGCTTTCCAATTCGTTGTACGGGTCTACAATCGTTTGGTGAATGAATTTATCGTTGTCCTGACTGATTTGGTCGCAGTACTCGTAAAAGTCTGTGAGGTCTGAAAAATCTTCATCGTCAGCAGATAAAAAGAAATGTTCGTTTAAGTGGGTCAATGCCTTGTCTATTTCCTTTTCGGTAGCTGAATTCTGAAAGCCTTTGTAAAAGTTTTTACGCAAATACATAGCAATCAATTTGGCGGAAATCTTCTTTGCTTCGCCTGTTTCGGGGCTGAAAATAACATGGTTATATCCGTACAATTCCGTTAAACTCATACTCATTTCAAACCATACAAGCGACTTTCCTGCGAAGGGGTGACCGTAAACGTATGTTGTAGCACCTTGTTTCATTGAATAGTTGTTATAGAAATTCTCAAACCCACAATATGAACCTTTTACAATTCCCTTTTCCCACTCGTTAAAGATTTGGTCACGAAGCTGAAACATCGTTTTGAAACCACGTTTTTTTGCCATTAGATGATTCCTGTGATGTTTTGACGCATTCCCGGTGTTATGTGTTGGTTTTGTGGTAAAGGCTTTCTTACTAATTTACCTTTTGAATCATCCATCCTAATCCAATTTTTTATTGCAGCCGTCCAATCCAAATACAAATAGCCTTTAGAGTCAGAACCATTTTTAGCTGATTCATGGTAATGATTTGGGTCTGCATTGCAATACGGTATTGGGGCGGCCTCTAACATTTCCTTAAATTTTTCTTTATCGAAAATATCAGATTCAGAAAATGGGTGTTTGTTTTTCTTTTTTTCCTTTACCGCTTCTTTATCTTTATCCTTGTCTTTATCTTTGTCTTTATCTTTATCCCCTTGCAAGGGGCTTATAAGCCCCTTAATTTTAAGATTTTCATCTATTAGATTATACCTAGATAGTAGGTTAATAACCGACTGATGAACCCTATTGTTTGACTGTAATTGTCCATATTGGAAATCCACAAAGTCAATAATAAACCACTTTTCGCCACCATCAATTTGAATAATCTTATCTCCAAAAACATTAAGAGCCTCGCTTATCTTTAGCTTTTCGCCAGTCTTTATTTGAGCTGTTTGGAAATCTACCTGCCATATTCCTGCATGGTCACATTCATCTAAAATGAATAACCACAGTAATTTGTAAGGGGCTTTCATAGACCTTATAAAAGGCTTACTCCATTTATTTGAATCGGAAAATCTTTTAGCCATTATTCTAACCCCTCCTTAACATCATTAAGGAATTCGATAAAAGCTATTACATCGTCTTTGCTTAGTGTGCAAAATGCCGCCTGAAATTCATCGTCTTTCCAAATACAATTAATAAACAATCTATTTTTGTCGTTAACAAAAACATTCATTTTTGCATCTCCGTCTGTGGATTCATCAATAAAAGTGATTTGTTCTGATATAGCCATAGTTCTTAGTGGGTATAAATAGCAGAAACGCCCCGCTTTTGTAGAAGTGCTGAAACTAAAACCCAATAAAGGGATTACCGTTTTTCTTCTACGCAACGAGGCGTTTCTATTATGTTTTCATGGTAGTTTTAATTTAGTTTCAGCGTTACAAATTAAATAATACTATTTCACTTAATCAACTTTTATTCAAATAAGTTTTTAACAAACCTATGTTAGCACTGAACGCCATTCATTTCAATGGTAATTTTATCGGATTTGTACTTTAATGCGGTTGCGGTAGCTAGTTCTTTGCCGTTGGTCGGGTGAAGTAGTTTAGCTTCATCTCTATTGGTTGTAAGCCTGTCTGAAATAGAAACATAGTAATCATTAACCTTTATCCTTACCAGTTCGTGAACCATTGCGTTGTTGTGGATCTCGCAATAAGACGAACAGTACTTTCGATTTAGGTAATCTCTTTCATCTTCAAATCTGCCTTTGAATTTATGGCGGTAAAAATCTACCCCGCAGTTTTCACATTTCTTTGGCTCGATCGCTTTTTGCGGTCTGCCTGCTTTGGATTCTTTCATAGTTATGCAAATAAATCTTTTTTATAAACCAATAATTCCTGAATAACTTCCTCCTCTGATTTCCGTTTGCGCTTGCCTTTGAGTTCGGGGTACTTGCTTTTTATCATTCGTGCGAAGCGGCAAATAGATTCGTAGCTGCTGAACTTTCCTGTTTCAATACGGCTGTCAATTTCCTGTAAGGTCATGCAGTTGATGTTTAACAGTTCGGAGTCGAATAGTTCTTTGCCCCACACTTGGAAAACTAATTTGCTGTCCCAGTCCCTTGTTTCAGGTTTTGACTCCAGTACTTGTTTAACTCTGTCGAGAAGGTGGGTGGGTTTCATGCTGATTTTGGAAACGGGATTTTTTCTTGTGATAAATAAGGTTGTATTCTTTTCATCGCTAAATCACAGTACCCTTTTGAGATTTCGCTACCGATCCATTTTCTATTTAACTCGTGACTAATTTTAGCGGTTGTACCACTACCCATAAAACAATCATAAATTAAATCCCCTTCATTGCTCCATGTGTTGATGTGGTCAGCAACTAATTTTTCAGGAAATGGAGCAGGGTGTTCTGTTTCATCATTAAAAGAAGTAACATATTTCCAAATATTATTTCTAGGCGAAAAGTCGGGGACTGGATTTTTTAACTTATTAGAAAAATCTTTGAAGCCTGCCCATTTGTTTTGTTTGTCAATTATTAGGTTTGATGTTTTAGGTTCGTTAATACTAAACACGAACATATATTCAAATATTTGACTATACCTATTACCGTTACTTCGTGCAGGATATGCAGGGCTATTTTTTTCATATATCATTGTATCATGTAGCCTGAATCCATTATCAATAAACTCAAGGGCTTGTTTGAAGGAGGTTGCCGTTTCACTACCATTGACCACACTATCCCCGACAACCCAAACAACAACTCCGCCCGGCTTCACAACCCTGAAAAGTTCGTGTGCTATCGTAGGAACATCTATAACGCTTTCATAATCCCTTAGATTATCGTATGGAGGTGATGTAATAACCATATCAATAAAACTGTCGGGCATATTCATTAGCGTATCAATGCAGTTTTCGTTATAGATTTTATTTAATTCCATTTTTTCTTTTCTTTTAAAAACCCTGCGCCCACCACGAAGACGCAGGGGGTACTTAACACATGAACACTATTTTAATGTCCGTGAACTTTGTTATGACACGGAATACATATTTTTACTATGTTGGTTGGTTCTAATTTTAATCTTGGAAATTTTCCTTTTGGCTTTATATGATGGTAGTTAGACACATTGAAACCGTAGATTACCTTTCCACACCACTCACATTTATTTCCTCTTTCGATGTGCAACTTTTTGAACAGTTCTAATTGACCGCTGTTCTTTGGCTTGCGTTGGCTTAGTGGAATGTCTACTTTTAACTTTGGCTGATGATTACAGGAAATACATTTTCCGTTTACTTCAACTTCTTTGTAGCATTCGCATATTTCACAACATTTTTTCATAGGTCAAAAAGGGAGGTCACTAGATGGTGAACTTTTTGGCTGCTGAAAGTCATTTTGCATTGACATTGGTTCAGGACTTTTTTGCGCTTCACCTTTTACATAGGTATCCACTACCATGTACGGGCCTTTAGAGCCTTTCAGGATTTGAAACTTTAACTGCTTCGCTCCCTTGTAATCGGTTAAGTAATTTGGATTTTCTTTTATCCATTCAACTAACTCTCTTGGAGTAATTACAACCGTACCTACTACGAAGTCGGGGGCTGATGCGTGTTTATCAAAACACATGATTCCTTTTGCGAATACTTTTTCTGCTGACATTATGCTGCTTGTTTTTTAGAATTTATTTTGTTTAAGATTTCGTTTTTATATTTTACTGCGGCTTCAATTTTTTTGTCAATCAGTAGTTGGTCTTTGACATCGGATTGAATTAAGATTGTGAATAGCTGCAAATCCTTTTCAACTCTAGGGTCGTAAGAAATAAACCAACCCTTATGTGTTCCTGTGAACAACATATTAGCTTGCATTTGCCAGTAGTATTCTTTAAAGTTTGCCTTAAAATATTCCTGACTTTCAATTAAAATATGTTCAAAGTGATTTGCAGAATTGAAAGGACATTTGATTTCTATGATTCCGTCCTTTTCTCCAATCGGAGGACGATAGAATATTCCGTCAGGCGAACCACCCGCATTTTCTCCATACGAACAAAATCCTGTTTGACCTATTTCAAGTCCTGTCATTTTTGAAAACAGATCCCGTGCAGTTCCTTCGTATTCGTGACCGTGACGAGTGGCCATGTTCTCAAAGAAAATAGATTCTCCCGTTTTGTCCTCTGCTACCTTTTCGATAACGTGAGTTTTTGCGCCCTCCGATAATTCACCCGCTTCTTTAGCTTCTTTTGATTTCGGCTCTGACATTAATTTGAACATGGTCGAAGCGGTGAATTTTCCAAGTCTAACCTTATCCCACATATCTGTGGACTGGTCGGCTAATTCTATGATTTCGTTAAGCAGTGACATCGAGAGTAAGTGTTAGTTGGTTAGTAATTTCCTGTTCAATCGCTTTTTTCTGTTCATCGTCAATGTTCACAGTATTCAGAACATTATTTACCTCGTCAATCTTACCCGCTTTTACAGAGGCAAGCATCGCATCCATTTGCTTTTCGTTCAGTACTGTTTTTGAGGGCGTGAACGTGTCGATAACCTCGTCCTGTGATTGCATCCCCATTAATATTTCAGGGCAGTGTAAGCGTCCAAAGAAAGCCGCAGCACGGTAGCGAAGCATTTGTTCCGGCATGGATTTCCATTTGCTTCCCGCTTTGTTCATCCATCCTTCCGCCTCTGCCATTGCAATGTTTACCGTTGACCCTTCGATACGTTGACCCGCATTGTCAAAAGTGTAGGCTAAACATGAACGGTCTTTTCCTGTTCCTGACATTTCAAATTTTAACCCGCCTCGAAACTTGTCGTTTGAGTTGATGACTGCGATAATGAAAGGACTTGACCAAGACGGTTTTCCTTGAATGATGTGAAGATTCTGCATCACCATTATCGGGCTTACTTTGATTCGTGAAGCCATTTCAAGGGCTATCATGGTGTTAGGAATGTTATTCTGATAAGCAGCAGGGACAAGATTTGAACTTGATAAGGCTTTTGCCATTCTTTGAGCAGATTCAAAACTGCCTTCATTCATGTACGTGTTAGAAATAGAGTCATCCTTTGTGACCGCTAATTCAACTTTAGGTAATTCGTTTTCCATTTTCTGATTTTTAGTAGTTTTGTATTTTAGTAGTTTAAGGGTCGCTGGATAGAGCGGCCTTTTTTAGTTATCTCCAAACATATCCCTCTTCGGGAACT